TCCATTGTTGCTGTTACTTGTGAGAAATCCACATTTAACGGTGTTACGTCTGTTTGTGGAATACGTAATGTTGCTACGCCTTTGCCCACTTTAGGGAATTTTGCTGTTGAACCCTCAACGCCGCGTCTTTGTCTTACTGCTGCAATAAGCTGTGCTTTTGCTTGGTAAGCCTGTTTAACTTCGGCATCAAATAGGGTAACAAAAGCATTAGATAATCCAATAGCCATTATTAGCTCCTTAGTAATTAATAAAATTGTGTATTAATCGCTTTAGTATGCCAGTGAAACTGGGCTAGAACTTGCTATTTACGATAGCCGGTCGACAAGGTTACTTGCGTTAAGGGTTGTATCAAGAATAGATACAATAAGCCTTATCCCCGATTATAGTCGAGGACAAGGCAAATTGTCAAGTGTTTAACCAAAGTTTTGAGAAAATAACTTTTCGACTTTAGCTCTAAAAGATGGATCACTTTTGTATTTAGGATCAGCGACCATTTGATATAGCTCATCTTTCGATGGTGCGCCTTCAACGGGTACTGTGTCGGTAGGTAATCTACCTTCATATGATGCTCTGAGTTTTTCTAATGCAGAGATACCTTTTGCAGTACCACCCATGACTTTAAACTCTTCAAAGTCATCCTTACCCCAGATACCTTTTTGAACAAGATTAGCACCCCATTTAACCATGCCTTCTATACGTGAATCGGCATTAGGACCTAAAGCTTTCTTTTCTTGCTCAATGTTCATTTTAAAGTTATCAGCATTCTGCATATTCATATCAACAACTTGTCCAACTAAGTCATCTAATGCAGCTTGACTCACATCATACTCTTTTGCCCAATCTACAACATGCTGCCTAATTGGGTCATCATCCGGTGTATTACCAAATGCAGATAAATCATAGTTACCATCTTCTGGTGCTTTATGTTTACCTTGGGAGATTTTCTTTCTTAAATCAGACCATGATTTAGCCATGCCTTCAAGGTCTGGTTCAGACTCTTCTTCTTTCCAAAAGTTTTTAGGAAACCAATCTGGTCTCTCTAATGGCTCATCATCTTCCTCTGTTTCCTCTAAGCCAAACTCTTCTTTAGCTTGTAACTCTTTAGGATCACGATGATCTATTTCTACTTTTTGTGCATTTTCTTCAGCATTGGCTTCTTCGACTTCAGGAGTAGCTCCATCGAGTAAGCCAGTGCTTTCTTGATCCACACTAGGCTCGATTGCTTCTTCGCTCATTATAATTTCCTTGCTCTAATTAGCCTTGCTTCTAAGTCCCTTACGATACTATTTTGTCCTTCACGGTAGTAAGCGTAGCTAGGATCGCTACCTGGCAAGGCAACAGGTTGCTCAACAACTGCTTCACGCAGCCATTTAATCAACTGTTCACCGTCCTCACCCCCAAGGACTCTAAGACAGAGACGATCTACATCATCTCTTTTTTGATTTACATCTCTAATATCAAGCGGTAATGCTTGTTCTAAGTCTTCCCATCCAGCCATAATTATCCTTGTTGTTCTGGAGCCATTTGTTGTTCAGCCGCCATTTGTTGTGCAGCTTGCGCCATCTGTTGTTTCATCATCATACGCTCTTGTGGAGTAGGTCTGATTGATTGTGGCACGCCTAATTTCTCAGCAATGTAATCCATCATTTCTTCAACTTTAATTGTTGTTTGTCCGGCTGGTCCAGCTTGTTGTGCAATTTGTGCATACTGTAAGATGTTTTGTATATCATCCATATTTTGTGCCATTGCTAGTGGAGCCACAGGACTAATCTTAATTTCTAAACCATTTACTTTTAATGGCAATGTAATGATACCACGATCATCCATGACTTGCAGCATCTTAGATACTAATGGAATCATTGTCTCATTAATGAGTCGACCAAATGCAGAACCTAAGTTTTGTGATAATTCTTTCATACGCTCTACCACTTCTGTTGCTGATCGAGCTGACATATTATCTGGTGGTAATGACTCATCAAGCAAAATACGTTTGATGTTTGCTACTAAATCATTAATCACTAACTGTGATACATTGAAGTCACCGGCACGTGGCAATGGTCTTAATGATTCACCTTGTGGACCACCGTTACGTGCTACAGGAATAATGGCACCTGGCATGATCTTCACTGTATTTGGGTTCAACACACCATCATCTGCTGCTGTATACACACCAGAGATGGTTAATGATGCATTCTTTAATACTAGTTCTTTAGTTTTATTTAATGTCTTTATGTCAGGTAATGCTGTAATCAATGGACCACGACCATAAATCTCACCCGCTACTTTGGCGTATCGTGATACGATCCAAGGACTGTAATCCATACGTCTGTATACGAGTTCTGTTTTAGATTCTTTATGAATCACATGGTAACAATAGTCACCACGCTTCTGATCAAAAATAGTTGCTTCAATTAATTCAACATCGTCTGTTGGCTTGTCATCAATTTTCTTTTGTAATTCAGCTGGAATCTTTGCATCTGTCCATTGTCTCTGTATGACTTCACCTTTAAGACGAATACGTCGATAAACATTATCTACCTGACCATTAGCACCTTCTTCAATAGAGACCAAGTATTGTGGCACAGGAACAAAGTTAATTGGATTAACATCATCACCCGGCTGCACCATCATCACTGCCGTACCTACAGATAAATCTAACAAGAACTCACCAATCGCAATGTCAAAGTTAGACTGTTTAAGTGTAGAGAATAATCTGTCGTTGTATACATCTAAAGCAGCTTGAGCTTCAGCTTTACGATCCTCAGGAATATCCGGTCCTGGTTCTAGTCGACACCATTTACGCTGTGGAGGAAAGATGCCAGATTGCATACGATTAGCAAATCGTTGTGTAGAGTTAATCGCTGTAGAATCGAATACACGATTCATCTTCTTAGTGCCACCAACCTTACCATCGTAATGACCATCATATAAGTTACGTTGTGGTAGAGCAAACTCATAGGCTTCTTCGTATAAGTTTCTAAAGTCTTCTTTTTTAATCAGTGCTTTTTCATGACGCTTTAAAACATCTTCAGCACTTAATCTCATCATGTCTACCATATTATTCCCCTACTCCCATTAATAATCCTCTATTCTTCATTCTTGGATTTTGCATTGACTTCATAGCATCTTGCTCTTCTTGATCCATAATTGTATGTATTTCTTCTGATCTTTTATTAAGCTGTTGAGCATTGTCATATATTGGAAATTTTCCATTCTCAATATCTTTTTTCCAAATACCATACAATTCATCTTCATTAGTAATAACTTTACCTAAGTCTCGAATATAACCAGGTACAGATACATATTTACCTTTATTAGGACCTTCTGGAATTATAATTCCTGTCGAATATACTGTTACTGGACGACCTTCTGAATCTCGACCAACCTTTCCAGATTGAATAGTGTCGCGGTGATATTTGACAATATTCTTTTCTGCTTCTGATAACGTCATCATGTGACGTGGCATATACATTTCAGCCATGCTTATCCCTTTTTATTTTTGTTTGCAAAATTACGTGCAGCTTCTTTACTGCCGAAACCCCACGCTTGTAATGCTTTCTTCAATCGTGTTGGTCTACCCTTCTCATCTTTTAGAGGACCAGACATACCAGAAAAGCGTGCAGCAAAACTGACACGACGACCATCAGTCCCAGATTTTTGTGGTGGTTTAAGATCTCCACCATCTTTACTTTCAAAGTGTTTACGTCCAGCTTCATTAAGACCACCTTCAGGGTTTTGATGTTTTTTAGCTACCATTATTCAATCCAATTCAAAATTATTTCAGACGCATGTGGATTATTATTCTGATCTTGATTAGTCAATCTAAATAAATAAGATGTCAACCCTTTCAATATAATATTTCCATTTCCTGTGTCATCGCCACCACCTTTTTTACCTATACCGCCTAACAATATCTCCTGTAATATAGGTGTGCCTACAGAATTTACTGTTGGGTTTAGCAATGCTACGCCTTGGCTAGCAATTGTGCTTGCTCTATTTTTATTGACAATGGTCATTGCGGTACCACCTGTAACACTAGCCCCTTCATACAAGTAACCTACTGCATCTCCATCAGACAATCCTTTAACACTAAATATAGGATTCATGCCTTGTGGAAAGGCAATTGCAATATCAATACTAGATCCATTTGCTAACGGGCTTGCAAAATCATGTGTATGACCAACAGAAAAAGCTTGACCTTCAATCAGTCTAACTTGCTCGATGTCACGCATCGAATAGGCATCTCTATATCTTTCCATTTATTTTTTCTTCTTTTTAAATCCAGATAACATATGCTTATATGCTTTGTCAGATATAGTAGAATTCTTTTTTGATCTGCTGGTACCGGCTTTTTTACGTTTGTTGATGTTGTCATATAGTCCTGGTTTACTCATCACTTCTCCTTCTTTTTCATTTTCTGTTTAACGTAATCACGTAATGGATTGTCTTTCATTTTTGCTTTAGTCGTAAAATGTTCTGCTTGTAATTCTTCAAACTTTGCAAAATCATTTTCATACAAATACTTCATGTACTTATTTGTAGGTTTGCCATTGTCTTTAAATTCTGGTTTCATAATGTCATCTTTCTTCCTAGTTGTCCTTCAATACCTAAACCACCACTGACTCCTGTGCCAAGTTCAGGTAACCCTGTTCCTACCATACCGCCAGCACCACCGGCTGAAGCTAGTAATCCAGCTGTGCCACGTGTTAATCTTTTACGAGCTGCTGCTGCTGCACCTGTTTCTCTTTTCTCTACTGTGACTGCTTCTTTAGTTGCTGCTTGATATTTAGCCATGGCTTGTTCCATGGTTTGTGAAGCACTCTTACGTTGTTCTAATATTCTATTGACTTGATCATTAAAAGCAGATGCAAATCGATTATCGTCGTATGAAATAATCCTAGCAGAGATTCCATATTTGCTTGCAATTTGACTATATTGATTTGCTGCTGCATTTTTACTTGCAATCATGCCACCAACTTTTTTACCCGCTTGCGCTCTAAATGGAATACGAAATGCAAGATCTTGATATGTTCGTCTAGCTTGTTGAGCTATATCACGATCTCTTTGTACTTGATCAATTTGAGTTTGATAATTTGATATTTCAGATTTTTTAGCTTGATAAGATGTTTCAAATGCTTTCTTATAAGATTCTGTATCAGCAAAACCTTTACCACCACCTGTAATTTTTAAAGCTTCTTGTTCAGATCCTGGATACACTAGACCTTGAGATAAAGCTTCTCCGTATGATAAGGATTTAGCCATGTTAGCCTCCGAGAGTTTGGTCTTCGTCAGTTACACCGAGTTCTGGCATAAAGCGTGCTTCAGACAATAATGATCGTTTACCACCACGACGTCTTGCTGCTTGTTTTGATGCTAGTTGTTCTTCCATTGTACGACGCTCTTCTTCTGCTTGTGTGCGTAGACGCTCTGTTTCTTTTTGTTGCATTTCGATTTGTTGCTGTGTTTGTTGAATCATCTTGTCTTGTGCAGATGTATCCACCTTTGGCATCTTAGGTGCGCCACCAAATAAACCACCCATTAAGTTCTCCTCATCATATATGTATCATCTTTATCTGCACTATAACCAATCATCGTTCCTTCTGATATAAAACGTAAATGCTTAGCCCATCGCACAGCCCTTTGATCATTACATTTTACGGTAATTTGAATACGATGTAAATTAAATAATATCTGACAGCTATCAAAAAATGCATTTGCACCTTTTGTCATAGCTATTGGGTATCTTCTGGATTCCTCACTGAATAGAGACCACGCTTCAGCCACGCCTTTCCAGAGAAACACAGCACCAAACACAGCGACAGGAGTATTATTAACAAACGCAGTAATACTAGGACCAAGTTGAGACTGGTATTCCAACATGTGGATTCGATCTTCAATCGTAATTGATTGAGATTCATATTCAATAATTCCTTTAAAGTTAACCACATGATCCGAATGAAATGGTAAATAATATCCATTGTCTAAGTTCGGTAATGCTTGTAGTATCTTATCAATGTTGATTAAAAACATCGAAATCAGTATTGACGACTGTTTGTGAAATCAAAGTGTTTTGTGTTAAGGCTGACTTGGTCATCCGTTTATGCTCACCACCACCCAGTAGTAAGTAACCAAATGCGTCACCAATGTGTGAGTGTTCGTTTTTATTGGGGCTATCTTTAAATCGCTCTTGTCCGGCACCCACAGCGACTCGTTTAAAATGATAACCACCGGCTAGTGATTTACGTAATCGTTTGCAAGAAGTATGCACCATCAGTCCTGGCTTACCCGCAATCAATCGTTGCATCGGTGCAGCTGCGGCTTCACGTCTAACTCTAAAGTTATTCGATGCCGTCGGTTGTGCGCGCAAACCTAATGTTCTCAAATAATCAAATGCAGTCACTTCATAAATCGCATCACGTTGCATACCCGCTGGGTCACCCCAGACTAAGACTTGTGCTTTAGGATACTTCGCATTAATCTCTGCTAATAATTGTTGACCAAATCGTTCTAGCCCCATATCTTCAGTGACGATCTCATGTAAGATCACCCATCTGCCATTAGCTAATCGTTGACCAATCGCTGCCGCTGGTGTTAAACCAAAGTCAAGACCAATGTGTATAGGTAGGTTAGGATCGTAATCCACTTCAGCAGAACTCATAAGGTTATCATCATATTCACCCCACACCGGTCGACCTTCTTGTACGTAGGTGTATTTACCTTCCGCATAACAACGAATCCAATCTAAGTTCTTACCACCCAACATCTGATTGTAATATCCACCTGGTAAGTTATTGACGTTTTCTGCCTTACCATTAATCGTCCACCAACGACCACCCGCAAAGATATGATCGTTAGCTTCTGGATTATCAGGTAAATCTTCAGGGGATACTTCTACGACTCCACCCGGTTGTTTAAAGAAGCCCCATCCATACTTACCTGTGATCGGTTCTTTCTCGCTTAGGCGGAACCACCAATGGTCATCATCCATTGGGTTAGTATCCATCCACACTCCATGCCAAGTTGGTCCACCATCCCGCTGTGTAGGATAGCGACCAACCCGATGAGTGAGACCATCAATAACAGCTTTTGGAAGTTCTCTTGCTTCATTGACCCATGCTCCTGTTAACTCTAATGATAATAGTTTACGTACATCTTTAGGTTGGTCCAATGCTAAAAAGATCACTTCGCAGTCTATGCCTGCGGCATCACCTCGGGAGGGTAGGCGTATGTGATGCGTGATTGGAGGTGTATATAACATCGGACCAAAAGTGTTTTCAGGAAATAACTCTTGCCATGTCTTAATGGTTGTTGTCTTTAATTCAGGGTAAGAGTTCCTGACAATAACAAAACGAGTGTAGCGGATCCCATCGATAGGCGAAGGCTTTTGCCTAACGGCTCTCATCATAATCTCAGCAGCGCATGCATATGATTTACCAGAACCTACTGGTCCCATCAGTCCGCGAACAAATGCATTACTTTGTAAAAACTTATATGTCGTTAATGCACCGCTGAAATCCAGATCAATGCCTGGACCCGCTAACTCTTTTTTACTACGTTCTTTTTTATTACTCATTCTTCATCATCAATGTCTTTAAACTTCATTGTGGCTAAGCGTTTGAGTTCTTGATTCTCTTTCCATAACGCATCAATAATCTCCATGGTTCGAGTATTATTTAAGTGCGCCATCGCAAACTCTTCACGCAACTGCTCAATCATTGCCTTGAGTTCCATTTTTAGTCTCCAGTTGTTTTACTAAAAAGGCGACATAGTGTTGTAACTTCTTCAAGTCCTCAACACCCCCTTTATCTCTCCACCTCAATGCGTACTTAATAATATTACCATTCAGAAATCCCTCGTACGCCTCATCTGATAGGTATTCTTTCATCACATCTATAGGTTGTATAGCGTGTCGCTTGTAATGGTCACCACCAACTTGGATGTCTTTTGGATCATTCATCTTTATTTATTCCTAATCTTCGCGCTGCTTCTTGAGCAAACTTGTTCACCACTTCAAACTGATCGTTTGGATTATCTAATATTTTTTTAATCCAACCTCTCGATCTATCGTAATCTTTTGTCTTTGCTGCTTCTTCTTTGATAATCTGCATATATTTATCTCGTGATGCTTTATTCTTCATTGTCAAATGTCTCAGGTGCTTTAACGTTAATTCCAATCACTGAAGGTTTATCTGACTCATCAGGATTGTCGAGTAGACCACTGGCTTTCGCTAACAGTCTTAAGGTTTGTACTTTATCCCAGAGTTCTATTTCTATTTCACCTGTCTTAGGATTCGTCTTAATTCTTTTAATCGCTTGCATTGCTGTATCAGGAATGTCTTTACTGGCTTTAACTTTGACATTACCCGCTTCATCCCATTCCATGATATCAGACAATTTCGTATTCGCCATACACAGCAACGAGTAGGCTACCGCCTCTCGGTTTG